TCTGTTTCTCCAGCGTCCGGCCCTCAAGAGACGCTACGACTTTCCGGGCATTGCCCAGCGGGACTACGACGCGGTGTTCGAACGGGAATTCGACCGGGCCTACAAATCGCGGTAGTAGTGCAGTTTGAAACTTTTAGAACACTAGCCTCAATGATCGTTATCGCGATGCAACGTCAATCATTCTTGAGACCCGCTAACCCCCGTTTTACGACTGCAATTTCCTGCAGCTTGACAAGCCCCCAACCAGCGAACATAATCTTGCGCAAGTTTTTGAGCAAGCTGACCCCGTTTCTATTGTAGGAACCAACATATCCGTTCCGGCTTTTCGCTTAAGCAGTTCGGACACTGCTGAAACCTAGGTTCGGTTCCCTGAAGGAGAGATTCTCATGAAGATCCACATAGCTCGCGTGGTGGCTGCATTCTGGCTGCTGGTTCTTTCACTAACCTCACTGACCTTGGCACAGACGCCAGCTCAAACGAATTCTGCAACTTCTTCAAACGTTACGACGACAGGCGGAACGGTGAATGCGATCCCCCTCTTCACGACGGCGACCAATATTCAGAGCTCCATCCTTACTCAGACCGGAACAACAGGCCTCAATGTCCTTGGAAAATTGACCCTGCCGGCCGCCGGAGTGGCCACGGCCACCGCCGGCAAGAATTCACGGTCCGAGGGATTCGTGGCATCGGCGTTTAACAGCACGACTTCGACCGCCGTAGCTCAGACGTTCCAACTGCAAGCCGAGCCAGCCGGAAATAATACGGCGGCTGCCAGCGGTACGCTAAACCTGCTCTACGGTTCGGGCACTGCCGCCGCCACGGAGACAGGACTGAAGATCAGCAATAAGGGGGTGATCACCTTCGCCCCCGGCCAGACCTTTCCAGGGGGGGCCCCCTTCTGCATCGCGACGGCCGGCGGCTTCGGCAGTGGTGGCACGACTTTCGTCGCGCCAGGCTTTACTGTGCCAGCGCAGAACAAGTGCACACCGTGGTCGGGCTTCACGAAGACCGCTTCCACGGTCATCTTAACGACGAGCGGCGCCGCATGTCTTTCGACCACTGGTAAGACGCTGACGGTCAGCGTTTCCAGCGCCGACCCGGCTTTCTTAGGTACCAATCCGGCATCGGATTACATCCAGTTGACCCGGGCGTCCTCAACCGGATTGTTCACCGCTGGCACAGACCAGGGTGAATTCGCTGGAAGCGCAGACCAGGTAACCTGCACGTCCGGTCTGTTGTCACTCCCTGACATCCACGACTAACCGGTCATGCACTGGTTTATGAGAAATGGAGGTGGGTTTAAGAGCCCTGTTTGGGGTCTGATTATTTTCGGCGAATCCGCTTTTTTCATTCGCGCTTGGAGTGATGATGGCGTAGCCACGCCCACCTCATACATTCTATTTGATGCGGAAAAGATTTCACGCTACGTGGTTGTGAGTGCTATCGCCTGTTGTTCTCAACAGTAGCCCGAACGCGAAATTGAGAGGACTTTGCCATCACGCTGCCGGAGCTTCAATTCCGCCACGCCACCGAGGCACATGCCAACTTCACACGTACAATTCCCCTTGCGGTCAGGACAACATAGAGTTCCGTATTTACCGTCCAAATTCCATCGTGAAGGTCTGCTCTCAATTGTCTCTCGTAATCGATCTGCCGCTTCCCGTACACCCTTATCAGAGCGGGTTCGGCAATCTTCAAGGCCGTTGCTTCATCTGGGCGAACATTTGTTGGCGGCTGAGAACTCTGAGCCGACAAAGTGACCGCCAGAAACAATACAAAGAGCGCCCATTTCATATGGTTGAATTTACGCCTGCCACAGCATTAGGTTCAATTGACGAAATCGATTGACGAAAACAGGCCATAGCGCTCAGAACCCGGTACATGCCAACGAACAAAATATCTAATCCTTCTCAGTAGCTTCTCTCACGATCCGCGCAGCGGCTTGGCCAAAGTCTTCACCTTTGGGGATGATAGCGTTCGACATGGGCCTTGAAAGCGGAACAACGAGTAGTGTAAACAGAGCATATCATGTGTGCAACGTACAATGCCCCACCTGTGTACGCAGTTCGAAAGATAGAAAGGAGCGTGAACAGAAACAATGCGCCAATTCTCCAAGCTGAAGTTCGCCGATTACGTTCGGAAGACCAGAGAGGCACGAGGACTCTCGCTCCGGCAAACCGCAAAGAAGGCGGGACTGACTCTCGCTCGCTGTTTCGCAATTGAGAACGGCGAAGCGCGACTGAACCTTCCACAGCTGGCGTCGCTCGCCGACGCGTTCGGGTTCAAGTCTGGAGGCGAGATGCTGATTCACTACGAAGCGCAGAGCGGCTTCAAGAAGCCGAGAAAGAGAGCGATGGTTGCAGCATGATCCCCCTCGGGCCGCATCGTGGTGCGCGTGTGGTATGGCAACGTCGACGAGTGGACGATGCGCGCGCCGCGTGTGTGTGCGTGATGACGGGGTGAGTCTATGTCGCGCCGGGTTCTCCCGGTATAGGCAGCCGCGATATTCTTCGGGTCCTTTGGTGGCGGCGGGCGGACCGCGGGTGACGGCGTCCGCGACCCCCCACCAGGTAAGCGAGTGTTTTAAGGTCATTTCGTTTCGTATTTTCGCCCTGGGGAAAGGCCCTAATAATAAGGAGTTCCGAAAATGGTAACGCCCGCGACGACTAAGAAGAAAGCCGCAGCATCGAAAGACGCCACGCGCACCGCGTTGCGCAACCGCATTATCAGTTCCGGAACGATCTCCCCGCAGAAACTCCTCAAAAATCCTGAAAATTGGCGCGGACACCCGGTGAAGCAGGAACAGGTGGTGGCCGGTTCCCTGGAGGAAGTGGGTTGGGTGCGAGACATCCTCATCAACAAGCGAACCGGGCACATGATAGACGGGCACCTCCGGGTGAAAAGTGCGAAAAAACGGGGCGAAAATCTGGTGCCCTACAGCATGATCGACGTGAGCCTCGAGGAGGAGCGCATAATCCTGGCCACGCTCGACCCAAGTTCCGAAATGGCGGAGATGAACAAAGAAGTTCTCCGTCCCCGGCTCGCAAAAATCACGGTCGGGAGCGTGGCGCTGCAAAAACTCCTGTCCCAGCTGGAGGAAGATGCGGGTGTCGAAAGTTCGAACGGCGTCGAGAGGGAAACGCTGTTCGATCAGGCCGTCCAACTGCAACCGAACCGCGAATACGTTGTGATCGTCTGTGCAAACGAGCCGGAATGGGACGGGTTGCGCGAGCGATTGAAACTCAGAACAGTGCGGCGCGGCGGATACAAGCGCGGCTCCGCGTTCGACGCGACCGCGACGGAGCGAGTCATCACCGCCGAGCGGTTCCTCAAGATTGGGGAGCAGCAAAAATGATCATCGCAGTGCCAAGCCGAGGAAGACCAACGCGCGTTCTCACCCAAAAAATCCTGCCGGATTGCCTGGTGTACGTCCCGGCCAACGAAGCGAAGGACTACGAGCGGGCGAAGGTGCGAAACATCGTCGCCGTCACGGACAAGATCAAGGGAATCACGCGCACGCGCAACTGGATTCTCGACCACGAACGTGATCCCTGGGTTGTGATGGTCGACGACGACGTGAAAGCCCAGGGCTGGGTCCGCCTCCTCGATGCGACAACGGAACAACTGACGATGAGTGCCCAGGAGTGGAACGCGGAGATGGTCCGCCTCTTCGATCTCACTGAGCAGTTCAAATTCCGCATCTTCGGAGTGGCGACGATGAACGCGCCGCGCGCGGTCTACCCGCGGAAGCCGCTCCTGTTCCGTTCTTACGTGACCGCATCGTTCATGGGCATACTCAACGACGGGCGCACGCGGTTCGATGAGTCCTTTCCGGTGAAAGAGGACTACGAACTCGGCCTGCGTTGCATCCAGGAGGACGGCGGCGTCCTGGCGGCGCGCTATCTGCATTGGACGAACTCCCATTGGACCGACCAGGGCGGATGCGCGAGCTATCGCACTCAGGAGATGGAATTGCGCGCGATCTCGCGCCTGCGCAAGATGTACCCTGGCATGATCCGGCGCGTGGTGCGCGGAGGTTCGCACTACAGCATCGATCTCGATTTCTGAGGTGGCCGCGACAGAGTCGTGATGAATGGCTACAGTCAACGGAGACCGGCTCTCGGAGACGTTGAACGTCACCGTTCGACGCGTGCAGCAGCTCGTAAAAGAGGGCTTGCCCCAGGTCGACCGCAATCGCTACGACCTGGGACAGTGCTACTTTTGGTATGTCCGGTATCTGCAGAAGGCGCTGCAGCGGCGCGAGAACGTAGAAGCGCCTCCGACGAAGTTTCAGACGATCCGCGAGCGACTGATGGACGCGCAAGCATCGATGGAGGAACTCAGCCTCTACGAAAAGCGCGGGAAGATGATCCCCATCGAGGCTTAAGAAAAGCTCTTGATCGGTTGGGTGATCACGATCCGGCAGCGTCTCCTCGCCTTGCCCAGCCGCCTCGCCAGTATGCTCATGGGCCTCGACCGGCGCGCGATCCATGAAGCTCTCGACCGCGAGGTGCGCGAGGTTCTTCTGATTCTCAGCAGGGAAGATTTTGGCGACAGTAACCTTACTTCCGGAACAGCACGCGGCGCTCCTACTAACGGGCGCAAAGATCCGCGCGTTCTTTCCGGCTCCGCCGCCTCTAAAGATCAGTGAGTGGGCGCGCGCGAACCGGATTCTCCCGAAAGGTACCAGCAACCGTCCTGGGCGCTGGGTTTCCGAACCCTACCAAGATGCCATGATGGACGCGATCCTCGACCCCGAGGCGCGGGAGATCATCTGCAAAAAGAGCACCCAGGTGGGATGGAGTGACGGGGTCCTGAATAACATCATCGGATACTTCATCGACCACGACCCGAAGCCGATGCTCCTCGTGCAGCCCGGCGAACTGGACGCGAAGGGCTACTCGAAAAAGCGCATCGCCCCCATGATCTCCGCGTGCTCCGCATTGAGTGGCAAGGTTCACGAGAACATTTCGCGCAGGGGCGGCAACAGCATCCTCTTAAAAGAGTTTGACGGCGGGTTCCTCAAGATCACGGGAGCGGGCAGCGGCAAAGGCTTGCGCGGAGATCCCGTGCCCCTCGTGCTCCTCGACGAAATGGACGCTTACGAGGAAGACGTCGACGGCGAAGGCGATCCCGTGGAAATCGCGACGCGGCGCACCGACACATACCCGGACGCAAAGATCCTGAAAGGTTCCACCCCGGCGAAGCTGAAGGGCCAGAGCAAAATCGATGAGGCATGGGAGCGCAGCAACCAACAGATGTTCCACGTACCCTGCCTTTCTGCGGCTTCCTGTCTCCGCTGCTGAGGCGAGATCCGGAGACCGGCGAGTACCTCCTGATCTGGGACAAGACCGCCGACGGGGACCCCGTTCTGGAAAGCGTGCGCTTTCTCTGCAAGGAATGCAGGAAAGGAATTCCGGAACGGCACAAGCGCGCGATGCTCCAAGCCGGGCAGTGGATTGCGAAGTACCCCGAGCGCAAGACCGTGGTCGGGTTCTACATCAACGCGCTCTACTCCCCGTGGAAAGACGTGTGGGGCGATCTCGCGACCGAGTGGACCGACGCCCAGGAGAACCAGGACAAGCTGAAGGCGTTCATCAACCTCCGCCTGGGCGAGACCTGGGAAGGTGAACACGGAGATCTGCTCAACGCGAATGCGCTCGCGGCGCGCGCGGAACTTTACAAGTCGCCCGCTCCGAAAGACGTCGCCGTAATCGTTGCCGCAATCGATCTCCAGGTGAACCGCCTCGAGATCCAGAAGATGGGATTCGGAGCGGGCGAGGAAGCATGGCTCCTCGATCACAAAATCATCTGGGACGACCCCGGCCTCGAATCCACATGGGACCAGGCCGATGATTTTCTCCTGGAGCCGTTGTTACACGAGAGCGGCGCGCTCCTGACCCCGTCGATAACGTTCGTGGATTCCGGTTCCCAGGCGGATGCCGTGTATGACTTCGTCCAACCCAGGCAGCACGCGCGGCGGCGCTGCTACGCCATCAAGGGCGTTGATTATCTTTCGAAGCCCGGCCTCGTCGCAGAGGCAACGGCGAAGAAG